CCGTAGTAATGATCCCTCCTTCAGTCCTGTTTCCACGTGTTTGGTTTTGCGAAGTACAAACGGCAACCTGCCATTTATCGTTAGATATCAAAATGATTTTAGAATGATTCTCACCCAAATAAACATCATCAAAAACATTGGAAATGAAATGATATAAATTCTTTGTTTTCTTGGATGCCTTCAGGTCTGTCACCATCGTTGCATGTCTGATAAAACCTTTTTTGCGAAAATGGAATATTTTACGTAAAAACTCCTCCGAAGTGGAGAAAGTGGTTATGTAAACATCTGCCGGGCCCGTTTCGACCAGAATCTTTTCAATGACATCAAAAAGTTGTATCCGGTTATCAAGGTATGATTGAAGCGGACACCGGGAAAGAGGTTTCAATACTTCATTTATAATCCGGTTCATGCCTTCAGCCCCAATGCAACAAGTTCAGCCTTTTGCTCTTCTTCGATTGCGCATCCGGCAGATAGAATTTCATTGTACCGAGCCTGCATTTTTTCAAGTAACCCGTAATATTTAGGCATATCCTGTTTTTCCTTCAGATCGGCCAGTTTCTTTTTATTTGTAGAAAGATATTTCCTATTGGCGGATACCCTATTGGCATCAACCGGAGCACTGTTACTTTCTACTTTCGGAGTGTAATGGTCATATTTGTCCCAATTCTCACGATATTTGGTATCCGTATCAGTAAGAAGCTTCAATACTTCGTATCGATCACAAGCCGGAGCATCCCCCATAAGCTTCAGTTTTTCATGCGTAGACCTCATGTGCTTCGCCAGTTCCCCATTCTCCACCCACAATGCCTTTATACTTTCCGGAAGATCGTCATGATCTGGGCGTTTACCCAATGCTATCAATCCGGTTTCCGGATCTGTTACTTGTGCAATCTCATTCAATGTCGAATTTTCTATCTGCGGAATAATCTGAGTTTCCATCTCAACAATTCCGTTAATAGTCATCCCGTCAAGCCTTATTTTCAGATATTTATTCAACTCGTAGAAAAGTTTAGCTTTATGTGTTTCCGGACGACGAATAACATTTTGAAAAAAAACCCTATTCCGGTTTAACTGAAGCAACATGGTAGCCCCCTGCTGGATGTCTCTCTCATTTTCCGGAAGGCTCAAATAAACTTGTAGA